GCACTACCGTCACTACGGTTTTCTTTTTAACCGCGTAACGCCTGTCTTTTCTTCCACTCATTATTGATTGTAATTGTTGCCGGCCAACAAGTACATTATGTATCAAGTGGAGTGCTATAGCCAATAACAGGCAATGTTGTCCAATTATCGTGAGACAACTATGTAGAATCAAATTCCGCATAGAACCCAGACAATAAGATTCATAACCACCTATTAAAATCGTGAAAAATAAAGGAAAGAAATATTTTAAAACTTCTTCAAGTACGGGAATTAGATAAAATTCCCCATCAAATTTCTCAATCTCGTTAGTCTCGAAACCTGGATTATAAACTGGAATTCCCCAATCTTTCTCAATCATCCGCATTGCTGCTTCTGATTTCAATTCAATAGGAAACCCAATTGACAACTCTTTCTCTAGGTCGTCCAAATCAGTTTCAGTAATGTCGTAACGATCACAAAGAAAACTAATGGTGTCAATACTAGTCGTTAACTCAAAAGAAGCATATTCATTATAATCCTGATAAATTGCTTCAACTTGATTGAACCTCTCCTTATACAAAGAATGCTCATATAACCCCCTAATTCCGGGAACGACTGACAATGTCTTGTGAAGTCCCTTCAGTATTCCGACAAATTGGTCCTTCATCTCATCTTCAGATAGGTGCATGTCCTTACACCAAAACGTTTTTGCTAATAAACGCCCCAATTTTGGAGTCAACAAACATGACTCCTCAAATGGCAAGAAGATCGAGGAGCAAAATTCAGTTTCAAGATGATTAGTAGTCTCATACTTAACGAGGAATCCATTGTTCCACATTAGTTGAGACACTAAAATTGGTGAAGACTCCTCTCTAGTGAATGTTACCGCATCATCGCCTTTGGCCATTAATGCGATCAAGTTGTCACCCATAACATGCAAATAAGTGTTAATGGTAACAACAGTATTCCCTATCAAGGTAGCACTTCTGCCTGAACATCTTATGTTCTTTGCTTTGACTTTAAGACCTTTCATGGTCTTAATCACTATCTCTTTGGTGTCAGACAACTCACGAGTAATAACGTGTGTTGGCAATCCACACAAACTATAAAATGTAGCTAGCATGTGTAAAACCTCTGAGCGTTGTGATGAGTCAAATGAAGTGAAATCACCTGAGCCTTTATGTTTGAACTGATAATTTGCATAGAACTCCCCAATCTGACAAGAGTCTCCATGAATCGGAAACAATATGTTGTCAGGCAAGCTGTCAGCGAATAACTCACCTAATGGCACTAACCATCTTCCAATCTGGAAATTGAATTCAACAGTAGAAGAAACCACAGGTCTAGGATATTTAGGTTCTGGGTAAGCCTCAAACTTGCAAAACACAGAACTATCATTCCAACGACCTTCTTCAATCTTGTCGATTTCCCGGGCAGTATATTCCCTGCGCAACTTGGCTTCTTTGCTAGCAGGAAATCGAACTACCCACTCCTCCCAGGTTAGTGGTTCAATATTTGATGAAATTTTCTTCGCGACAGACACAAGCACAGAGTGAAGTGGAAACCC